GGTCAGACTCCTCCGGTGAGTCTGGGCCGTCTGGCACATAATTGACTCAACTAGTCAACTATGGTTCGGTCTCGGCGCCCGGCGATTTCCCCTTCTTTGGGGTGCTCGCGCAAACACCTTCCGCGACTCTGTCGCGCTTACCGGCTCCGGACAGTCACTACTGTCCGTCGAGCTCTGTGTGAGTGGGGGTACATCTTCGGATGTCCCGCCCCCGACTTCTCTCCCACCTCGGGTTTACCCTGCATGGGGTTGGCTTCCGAGGTGAAGGAGCTTTTAGCGTCCTGCCCGTCCTCTTCTCAGGAAGAGGTTTTTGCTTGGCAGTCCATTAAGAAGTTACTCCCGGACTCTTGTCCCTGTATGGAGTCGCCTCTTGTGGAGAAGCTCGTCGAGGGGTTCCGCCGACCTAAGCGGAATCTCCCCACTGGTTACCTGCAATTCGTAGCTCGCCAAGCCGCCCTGCTTTTCACTAAGGGCTGGGACTTGGGCTACGAGGAGCAGGTTCTTTCTACCTCCCCCCCCATTAGCGCAACAACTGATGTCTCGCGTTCTCACGGCGGGTGTCTCGGTTCCGGTATTGACCATGATTCATTCCTTACAGAATGCTTGACTGGTCCTTCCCGTCCTGACACCGAGCGCCCGGAAGCTGAGGTCATCGTTGTCCAGTCGGCCGGAAAACCTCGTCCCTTGACAAAGTTTTCTTCCGACGAACTTCTTCTCCGTCCACTTCATCGCACGATGTACAATCATTTGTCAAAAAACAGGTGGTTGTCTCGTGGTGATGTCACGGAGGAGTCTCTTAAGCGCGCGGGGTTCTCCTCCTCCCGTGGTGGCACGCTCGTTTCCGGCGACTATAAGTCAGCTACTGACTTTCTTTCAATTGAAGTCGCCGAGACGATTGTACGTGCAGCCCTCTCTACGTCTACCATGGTTCCCGATTCCGTTAAGGATCGGGCCGTTCTTATCCTTAGGCCTTTTCTTTACAGGCTTGAGGGTAGCGGCCCGCCCTGCACGCGTCAGCGTGTTGATATCGGTGAACCACGCATTGGTCAGATGATGGGGAGTTACCTCTCCTTTCCTCTCCTTTGCCTTCAGAACAGACTGGCTTTCCTTTGGTCAGTTCGTGCTGCAGGTTTAGGGTGGAAGGAGGCGGTGTCTCTTCCTTGTCTTATCAACGGCGACGACATCCTTTTTCAGGCTTCAAGGCCTGTTGCGGATGTTTGGTTCGCTACGGTAGGAGAGTTGGGTTTAGAGATCGAGCGTACAAAGACTTCCGTCGATGACCTTTACGGGTCGCTGAATAGCACCCTGTTGCGTTTTCGTGGGGGCGACCTTCAGGTCGTTCCCACTCTTCGCTTTGGTCGTCTGCGGACGTCTGAGTACGTGACCTCTCTGGGCCGTGAGTTCTCTCAGTTCTTGGCTGGCGTGTCCAGCAATACTCGTTTTCGGGCGGGTATTGTCTGGTTCCGTCGTCACCTTCACTCTTTGAGGTCAACTAGATTGACTCTCTTTGAGTTGGGGTTTCGCGGCACGTTAGCTTTGAGGCTGGGCGAACTCTTCCACTTGTCCTTGTGGACCGTGGACGGGGTCGTTCCTCCTTCGGCTCCTGTTGGGCACAACGTTGTCCTCTCTTCTGAGGATTTTCTTCGTGTGCCGCAGGACGAAGTTGGAGAGGAGCTTTCTCGTGTCTCCGCTTTGGAGACCACCTCTTGGAAGTTTTCCTTAACCTACGAATGGTGCAAGTGGAAGGCAGCACTTCGGTACTGTCTTGCCTTGTCTGCCGTTCGTAGGCCGTTGGTTGTTTCTGGGGCGGTTTTCTCGCGGCCGAGTCAAGCTGCTTTTTGGCCTGGGGGTAGGCTAACCGGTGGAAAAACGCAAATGAAAGAAGCGTTTTTGAAAAAGAGAGAAGTTGGTGTGCGGTCGGTTGCAGTGCCCTACAGGTTGGTTCTTGACCAGTCCTGGCAGGGGCACCTTCCACCTTACACAGAGCGAGAGTTGGTTGGGGTCGCGCCTCTTTCTGAGGTGTGCCATCCCGAAGAGAAGTGAATGCACGTCGGTGCGGTGGTCAGACTCCTCCGGTGAGTCTGGCTTGTGAAGCTGTTATGGAAGCGTACACTCCGTGTGGGTGGCTTGTTTCGGAAGCCCGTGGGACTTTAGACGTTTGTTCTATCGTACCAACTCTCCGCCCCAGGTAGTCTGGTCTTGACAAAGACCTCAAATTCCCTTGTGTTTCAGGGAAAGGCGCGTGAGGAGGGGCCCACGTGTTAGTAGAACGAAGCACGGAGTCGCCGTGGAAGTGACAGTGGAGCTTGTGAATCTCGGTTGTTGGCTGGTGCGCCCGAAAGGCGTTAGCTGGTCCCAACCAGGGGAGGGTGTCCCCGACCGAGAAATCACGGCCGGCGTGTTGAAATGGAACTTTGGAAAGAAGGACGTAGGGCGTGTTGTAGGACACCCTGAACCTTTGGTGGTACGGAC